GACGAAGCCGCCGATCTTGGCGAGACGGTCGGAGTCCATGGGTTTGATAGCTGCCTGCTTCTCGGCCTTCCATCCTTCGAGGGACTTGGTTCCTGGGGTCGCAGACTCTTCAGGAGTAGCCGCCTTGATGCCGGCGGTGATGGCCGCCCCGGCAGCAACTGCAATATTTTTTGCATTGGCAATTACGGAAGATGGATAGGGAGCCCCCTCGCCTCCAGTGGCGGTCTGGCTGAAGGTGTTATTCCCGCGTTTTCTGCGGGCGGCGGCCTCAGCGTCAAAATCGTCTGCCGTCATCGCTTTCCCTGAAGCCAAATTGAAGAGAGAAGCCTTTCGCACGCCCTCGGTCATGCGTTCCTGTGGGGATTTGACGCGGTTTTCCTTTTCGATCTGGGCGGCCCGGGCGCTGGCTTCGTTGAGGTCTTTTATGTAAAACTCGATTCCGACCTGGTCATGACTTTTCGCTGATATCTGGAGCTGTTCATTGTCGCGGCCCGTGCGGCCTTCAAGATGGATAAGCTCAGCTTGCGCCTTGAGGTTTTTTGGCTTCATCAGATCCATGTCTGTCTCGATGCATGCCTGAAAATAACTGAGCGGCCCCTCGAAAGCCCGGAGAAGGGTGGCGGTAATGGAGTCGCCTGACGCAGCGAACTCATCCACAAACGAATTGACGATTCCGGCCATGACGTTGGAGCCATACATTCCGACGACATCGAGCTCCTTCTGCATGAGGTCGGAAAATTTCCCCTGGCCGATGGCGGCGGTGAGGACGGAAACCTGGGAGCCGATCTTTTTTCCGATGTCAATCGTGTCGATTTTTTTGATTGAGTCCAGGAGAGGCTCCAGGGAAGAGGCGACCGGGCCGGCCATGCCGAGGAAGATCCCCTGGGTCTTAACGCCGATGGCCTCGAACTGGTTGGTGACCCGGGTGAAGAGGGCGGCGTCGCGTTCGAGGATAGCTGCCTTCTCGGCGGTGGACTTCGAGGCTTCGTCGATGGCCTTGGGGTCCGCCAGGATGTTGAGCATGGGTGCTCCCTGGCGTCCGAAGATGGCCTTGACGGCCGCCATCTTGTCCGCCTGGGTAGCGAGCCCGGAGATCGCGGTGCCGATGGCGTGGAACTGTTCGACGGCGGACTGGCCCTTGAGATTTTCCACCGAGAGGCCGAGCTGGTCGAAGATGTGCTTGGTGGGCTCGCCTTCAGCGTTCACGCCGCCCAGGGCGCTTTGGAGCATAGCGAGGTTCTGTTGCAGGCTGCCGGCATCCATACCGACCTCCTGGTAGGCTTTCTTGAGCGCGACGAGGGATGTGATGGATTCCCCTGTTGCCTTGGATTCGGAGCGCAGTGCCTTGCCGCTTTCAAAAACGGACTTGAGCCCCTCTCCGATCCCCTCGATGGACTTGAATGCCGCAAAGGAAACGCCCAGGAGCTTGAGCGCGTCGCCGACTTTTGTGAGCTCGCCGAGCTGGGCGGCATCGTGCTTGAAATCGCCGATGGCGCCCTTGCAGCGCTCGATCCCGGTGGTGAGCGGCTTGTGGTCGAGACCGAAGACGAATTTCAGATCCATGGGAAAAAAAAGGATGAAGGATGAAGGATGAAGTTGAGATCAGCCGCGCTTCGCGCGGGATTTGGCCGCCTTGCGGCCCACTTCATACTTTTTACTTCGTCCTTCATCCTTCTGAAGTGCCTCCAGTCGCTTGAGGAAGTCCTGATCGAAGTATGTAGGGCCGCGCGGGGTAAGGTCGTAGCGGGCCGCGATCGCGCTGTAGAGTGCGCAGGCCTGGGCGAGCGGCAGTGAGTCCTGGATGAAGCAGAGAGCCCAGCCGTATTCATGGGCTAGGCAATCTGTGAGGGTGAGGAACCACCCGAGGCCGTTGCCGGGCTCGGGTGCCCCGCTAAAGGGCCGGATTCGCCCTTTCCGTAAGGGACAGCGGTAGAGAAGCCCGCTTCGACATGGGCGTTGATTTGGTCGGCTGCTCCGCTCAGTGCGCGGGCTGGCAAAGCATCGGCAAATGCGGTGACGGCATCGGAGAACTTTCCGGATCCGATAAGCCGGCGACATTCGTCGTTCGATGGATTCGCCAGGATGAAGATCGCCTGGACGATATCCTCGATCTTCGTCGGGCGGTCGGTTCTTGAGATGAAGGGAGAGCCGATTTTTTCCAAGAGAAGGACTTTGCCCATGTTGAGCGGAGAAAGCACAACGGCCCCGGCCTCGGTGAACGCGGGGATGAATGCGGACAGGATCGCCGATGGTGTCCCATGTCCGGTCTGGGACTTGGCAGTTTGGAGGGCGGAGAGCCCTGGAATTTTCTTCTTCATAAATTATTCCATGGCAGGCGAGACGCCTGCCCCACGTTAGAAGTTGGTGTATTTGGTGGCTTTGAGGCGGCACTTGCGCACGCCCTTCTGCTCCCACATTTGCTGGAATCCGCCGGGCTGGACGATGCAGCCGGTGACGCCGCAAATCGAAACCGCATCGCCGATCTCGATCGAAGGGGCGGCGGTCTGGATGATGATCTCGCACTCGATGTCCTGCTTGTTGTTGAAGAACACGACCGCGGCGGCAAAGCCGTTCGTGTCGGCGACCTCCTGGGCTTCCGCATTTTTCGTGAGAGTTGCCGAAACAACGAGGCCGCCGGAGTAGACTGAGCCTGTGCCCCAGAGGATGGTGGAGTCGCCTTTGATGACGGGATTTGGTGCGGACATAAATTAGAGGTTGCGGTATTCGACGTGTGGCTTCGCGGTGGTGATGGTGAAGGTGAGTTTGAAAGCGGTAGTTTCGAGGTTCGGTGCCTGGAGGGCATCGAGCGGATCCGCGCCCTTGTAGTGAAGGAACCGGGAGGTTTCCTCGTCGGGCAGGACGTTCGAACGCACGCGGGCTGTGATGTCGTCCAGGAGCACCAGGAACGGCGGCTGGTCTCCCTGCGGCTTGATGAGAAGATCGCCGGGGTTGAGCAGGAGGCCCTTCGCCTTGATCACCCAGACCTCGATCTGGTTATCGACGATCGCGGCCTGCGGCTGGTCGGTCTGGTCCTTGTCTCCCGCCCAGTGGAGAACGACGCGGAACGAGAGCGGTTTGTCCAAGAGCTGGTCCAGCACATCGCCCGGATCCTGTGCGATCCGGAGCTGGCCCTTGCGTGCCTGGACAAAAGGCACGAGGTCATCGTGGATGATTTGAATGAGCTGTGCCGTGTTCATTTCAGATCGAGCTTCCCGTCGTGCGGGAGGGTTCGGAGATCACGCTGGCGCTGGGTTTGGCGCGGGACTGCTCGGGGTCGAGCGGCTCCTCGCCTTTGGAGATCGATTCCATCTCCTTGCGCACGGAGGAAACCTCTTCGGAGAAGGGGTTCTTTGCCTCACCGCGGCGCTTGTAGATGAGATCGACGGCGATGAGCTCGGCGGCGCGAGAAACGAAAGCTGGCAGCGGGTTGGAAAACGGGACGCTGTAGCGCTTGCCGAGCGCCCCATCGATTTCCTTGGCGACATTCTCGGCGACCTTGTCCCAGACCTCGGAGTCCGCCAGGCCATCGGCGTTATCGTCGAGGGCCTGGATGAGGAACGGGCCGGGAATGCGCCCGGCCACGTCGCCCATGATGACGTAGGGAGCCCCCATGGCCTATGCTCCGCCGGTGGAACCGACAGCGAGCTGTGGCAGGCCGTAGCCGCCATTGTAGCGGCCATAGGTCTGGTAGAGGAACTCGTGGCGCTTGAAGACGTGATCGCTGTCCGGGTTCGTGAGGCTCGCGAACGTCGGCTCTTTCTCCACCTGGAGGATGAGCGGGCGGATCGGGAACGCGGTTTCCAGCAAGAACCAGTTGGTGTCGTTGCCGGCGAGCTGCGGCCACACGATCAGATCGGCGGTGCCTTTGTTGACGTTGGTGACGGCCGTTGCGGCGACGATCTCGGAGCCGGCCTTGTTCGTGGCCAACTGGGAGATGAAGTCCGCTTGCAGGATCTGGCGGCCGATGGCCTCCAGCGCGGGCGGGACGACGAGCTGGAGCTTGATGCCGAGGCCCATCGGGCGGCCCTGGGCGTTCAGCCGGCTCTTGATGAGGGCGCGGGCCGCCTGGAAGCTGTCGGCGCTCAGCACGGTCGTGAGCTTGTTGGTGAACTTCGCGCTCTTGCTGTTGTCCGGCTCGTGGAGCTTGTCGGTGTCGAAGAAATTCTTGCCGGTGTAATCCTTCGCGGCGAACCCGCCGGAAAGGAGCGTGGCGACGAGCTGGTCCTGGTGCTGGCGCGCAGCCAGGCCCATGCTTTCCATGATCGGGTTGTAGATCCCGAAGGTGTCCCGCTCGATGTCCGCCTGCTTGACGGCGACCGTGGATTCGAACTCCTTGTTCAGGATCGAATACCGGGCGGCCGTGAGATTCTGGATGACGATGTCACCCACGAGTTCGCGCATCCCGGGCACGCTGCCCAGCCAGTGGTAGATCTCCTCGGCGGCGGTGGAGGGAGTGCGCAGGGCGATCTGCTCCCAGATGGTCTTTGCGCCCTGGTAGGCTTCCAGGAACAGGGTGCGGTAGCCTTTGAAGAGGGCGGCGAGTGTGGATTGGTTGATTTGCATGGTTTTGGTTAATTAGGAATTAGGAATGCGGAATTTGAGGACTACTTGACGAGGTTTTGGGCTTGGAGGATTGCGAGCACGGCGGCGCGTAGGGCGGCGACTTCGGGGCCTGTGGCTCCGCCGGTGGTGAAGGTCAACGCGGTAAGCGTGTCGGTGCTCGGAACGACCGAGCTCATGTGCGTGGTGTCCACGAGCGGCTTGCTCGTGTCGCCGTCCAGGAACCCGAGGAAGAGGCCGGCGATCACCTTGTTCGTCGAGGTGACGCACACGGTGGAGTCGTCCTTCACGTAGACCGGCTTGCCCAGGTAGGCGGCCGTCACTGGATTCGTTCCATCGTTGGTGAGCTGGAAGATCCCGCGCTTGACGGTGACGCTCAGGTCGCCAGCTTCGCCGGCCGAGTTGTCGATGACGCTCAGGTTCGGCTGGGGCTCGATGCGGCCGAGGACGCGCAGGCCCGCGGTGTCCGCTGCCGGCACGATGTAGCCGGAGGAGTTCACGGCGGCGAGAGCGCCGGCGAAAAGTGTGGTGGTGGCAGCGACGGGGGCCTTTTCAATGAAGAGGCCGGAGCGCTCGGGAGTGTTGACGGGTGCGGTGGCGGACATGGTTAGTTAATTTTGAATGTTGGATGTGGGATTTTGATGAGCGGATCAGGAGTTGTGCTTGTCGTAGGTGGCCTTCGAGAGGCCGAGCTTGCTGTTGACTTCGGCCTGGATCGAATCCGCTCCGGTGGCTCCTGAGGCGGAAAGGGCGACGACGCTCGCGGCGGCCGAGGTGCGCTTTTCGAGCGGCACGGTGACCGGAAGATCGGAGACCAGGGCGCGGAGATCTTCGTTGCCGAGCTTCAGCGCGGCGGCGGGGATGACCTTGCCCTCGTGCGAGGCCAGGGTAATGATCGATTGACGCTCGGTGGCCGTCGAGGCCCCGAGGACTTTGCTCACGTTCCCTTCGAGGGTGACGATCTTGGCGGAGAGGGATTCGACGGTCGGCTTTTCGTCGCCATCGGGTGCGACCTCGGCCGCCTCCTCCTCATTGGCAGCTTTTTCAGCGGCTGTTTGGATTTCCTCGTCGGTGGCTTTTTCCGGGTCGAGGTCGAGGATGGCGCAGAGGAGCTTTTTGAAGTCGGGCATGGTGTTGGTTTTGGTTGGATTGGTTTGATCGGCTGAGAAAAGGATGAGCCCCGGCACAGCCCCCTGGCGGCAGGCGGCTGCGGAGTGGAGGAAGATGACGTTGTTTTTGTCGTCGCGCTTCACGGCGGGCGAGAGGTCGCGGTAGTGGCCGCCTCCGATGAACTGCCGGCCTTCGGCTGTCCACTCGATGTCCTCATAGACGATGCCTTCACCGGAAAGGCAGACGACCCGTGCGGTGGCGGCGATCGCGGCGGGCTCGCCTTTGTAGGTGGCGGAGCCGGGGACGGTGTTGTGATCGAAATCGAGGACGACGCGATCAAAATTGGAAAGTGCTTGATTGGCGGGCAGCGCGGAGAGCGTCACCTCATTGACATTGAAAGACCCTTTTGCCGTCTTGTGCTCGCCCCAGGGAAAAACGACCATCCGCGTCGGGAGCTTCGCGGGATCCTCGATCTGCCCGATCCGCGAGTTGGCGTGGAGGGCGATCAGATCACCGGGAATAAGGGCGGCATTGCGTGGCACGGGGCGCACGATGCCTGATGTCTGGCATGCCCGCTAAGGATGCTGGGCGCTCTGGGGACGGTGGGGCGGAAAGAGAAGTGGCGGGTTAAGAGTGGCGCGTGGCGGGTGGTTGACACTCTTTACTCGCCACCCGTCACCCGCTACCCGCCACTCATAGCTCCAGCTTCTTCCGCATGGCCGCCTCCGCTGCCTTGGCGACTTTCTCCATCGCCCATGGAGCCATCGCCCCGCTTTTATTGAACGGGAAGAACGGCCGCGCCGGGATGGTGACCTTGTGGCCCCGTCCGGTCTTTCCTCCAAACTGGTGGATCGCGGCGTAAGGCATCGGGTTCCCGATCTCGACGGAATCTCCATTAACCTTCACGAAAAAGGATTTCCGCAAGGCGGTGGTCTTGATGAGGAGTGGGCGCGCATCGTCGCCTTTCTTGCTCTTCTTGCGGGCCTGCCAGGCGGCGATGCGCATGCCGGGGTCGTCGAAGGCCCGCTGGGCGATGCTCTCGACCTGGGTGCCCATCGCCAGCAAGACTGGCCGGACATCCCGTCCCTGCCGCATGAGCTTCTCCAGGCGCGGAGAGATGTTGTCGATGGAGACGTGGATCGACGCGCTCATTCTCGGGGAAGCCCTCCGGCATCGGCAAGCCATTCGGCTTCTTCTTGGTCGAATCCTTGGAGCATGCGGCCCCGGACGGTCTCTTCGCGTGTGAGTTTGCGCGTTCGGGATTCGAGGCAGAGGCGCTCCAGTTCCTCGGCTTCTTCCTCGGTGAGTTCGCGGTGTTGTTTCATGGCTTTCCCCCCAATGCTTCGCTGAACAGCTTATCAATTTGCGCGGCTTCTTGCTCGCTGAAAAAACGCACGCCGTGATATTTTGGGTTTTCTGCGGCGATCTGGGCGAGCAGCCTCGAGTGGCCGCTTTTGCGGGCGATCCACTGGGCGTAGGCGCGGGCCAGCATTTCGCCTGGCTTAATCATGTCGCGCAGGTCGGCAATGTCGCCTGCAAAAAGGTCGCTCCTGATCCCCGGACGAGATTTCCCCGTGCGGATCATGCTGCGTATCTTTTTGGCCGTAACGGTTTTTTCCAGTGCGGCGGTGATGCGGGCGCTATCGCCTGGACTCATTATCCCGAGTTCGACCCAGTGGCCGATCTCGTGGAGCAAGGTCAGCTCCGGGTGAGGCCCCTTGCTGCTGATCGTGATGCTGGTGGCCTTGCCGGTGATTTCGTTCCAGATGAACTCCCCGACAACACGCGTGCCACGGCTGGCGAGGAGCGGGATGGAGTTGAGGCCACCATCGTCATGCACGCTGTCCACCACGGTCATCGTGGCGGAGAGCGCGGCGGCATCGGGATGAGACTCGGGGATCCGGAGTTTTCCGCCCACCGGGTCAACCCGAGGCGGCACGGGCACCGGCGTCATCACGCCGGGGAGCCTCGACGCCGCCCGGGCGGTCGAAGCCAGGGTCTCCGCGACAAGTTTCTCGCCGCTGAGCCAGCCGAAGATCGAGGTGCCGGTCTCCGGGATCTGGTTGTTCCGCGCCCATTTCTCGAACGCTGCCCAGACGTGTGGCTCGTAGCGTTCCTTGAGCTTGTCGAGCGGGATGCGCAGGTCGCGCGGGTCCCAGGTAAAGGCTCCCGGCTCGCCTTTTTCTGCCGGGGTGCGGACATCGAATATCTGGTTCACCCCGCGCACGAGGTGGCCGGTTGTCTCGACGTGCTTGAGCTGCGCCCCCTCGATGACCTCGCGGTGGTCCGGCTCCCGGTCCGCGTCCTTCTCGCGGAACTCCCGCGCGTCATCTTCGCTGAGCGGAGTCCATCCGCATTTGCAATTCCAGTCCCATGGGCACTGGTGGGTTTGAACAAATTCGCTGTCGAAGGGGAAGATCAGCCCGTGAAGCGCGACGTGCGAGGGGCGCGGCTGGGCATCGTAGTTGTGGACATACTGGCAATACGGGAAGATGTCCTTCTGCGCGGCCTGGTTCCGGTAGCGGGCCGCACCGTAAGCCTGGAAGCCATGGGTCCTGAGCAGCGTCTCCGCCCGGCGCTCGGCCGCATCGGTGTTGTCCGGATCCTCCGGGTCGGCGAGGAACGGGTGGATTTCCTCGACGATCTTCTTCTTCGCGTCGTCCCACCGAGCGCCGGCGGGAACGGTCGCCACCTCGTCCCGCACGCGCTGGAGGACATCGAAAGCCGTGACCCCGCTGATCGTGAACGCCCGGGCCTTCAGCTCGGGGAGCAGTTCCTGGAACACCTCGCGTGAAACGACAGGCTTCGAGGCGATGAAGTCAATGGCCTCTTCGTGGGGAGTTGGTTCGAGAAGGTATTTCATTGGGAAAATTAGGAATGCTGAATTTGTAATGCGGAATTGAGGAGTGGCCTCGATCTCGTCGGCGGCGCGAGATCCAGCGGGGACACTCCTCGGGCGAAGTCGGCGTGGAGGTAGATCATCGTGGTCTCCACATGCTCGTGCCCCATGAGATCCTGGATTGTGCGGATGTCGTTGCCGGCGTGGAGCGCGTGGGTCGCGAAGGCATGGCGGAGCGTGTGTGGCGTTACGCGCTTGGTGACACCAGCTGCGCGAACGGCCGCCCGCATGGATTTTTGGACACCCTCGGGGACCGCATGCCAGCGGCGCTGGTCGCGGATGCACTGGCTCGGAAAAAGGAACTGCCAGCGGAGCTCGCGGGCGGCGTTGCGATATTTCTGCGCGAGGCGGCCGGGCAGTTCCACGATGCCCGCGCCGGCGGCCAGGTCTTGATCGTGCAAGGCGGCACGCCAGGCGATCTGGCGGCGGAGGTGCGGCGCGATCAATGCGGGCAGGAGGCACAGGCGATCTTTGTCGCCCTTTCCACCGTGGATGCGGATTGTCTGCGCGTCGAAGTCGAGATCTTGAACGCGCAGCTTGCACGTTTCCTCGACGCGGAGCCCTGCCCCATACATGAGCGCGGCCATTAGCCGGGGCTGGCCTTTGAGGCCCGCGAAGATCCGTGCGAGCTCTTCTCGGCTGGGAATCGTGCGCAGATGGAACTTTTCCCGAGGCGGCTTCGGAAGTCCTAGGTTCGGAAGGTCCGCTTTGAGGACGTGCTTGAAAACAAAGACCAATGCGCACAGCGCCTGCTTTCTGGAGACAAAGGAATAGTTGTTGCGATCCAGCTCATGCAGCCACCGCGAGACCATTTCCCCGTTCCATGCAGATGCCGGTTGGCGGCCAGACTCATTGTAAAACTTCCGAAGCCAAAATTCGTAAGTGGCAATCGTGCGCTTCTGGAGATCCCGGCAGCTCGCCTGGACACGGAATTGGTCAATGAGTCCCATAAATTAATCCGAACCTGGTTTGTTGATTACACTGTTGGGCTGGCCCAGATTGTGCGAGTGGACTACGGAGACGAGTCCGAGAGACAACCACCAGTGCCATCCCTCACACTGGATGCGATGCAGGCCGAGCGGCTGCCATCCCCACGCTATCCAGACGGATCGCCAGTGATCCGCCGCGATGCGATACCTCCAAAACGGGTTTTTGATCCTGTGCAATATCCGCCCAACAAGGCGCTCCAGCGAACCCCTACCGGGGTTCACTTTCGCTGCCGCGCATTTCGTAACGGTTTTCATAGAGTGGTTTTCGTCGCGGGGCCGCTGATCTTTGCGTTCGACAAAATATCATCGGGTTCGCTGATCTCCTCGTGACCGCAAACGGGGCACCGCTCGAAATACGCAGCCTTGTATTCCTCTCCGCATTTCTCGCAGATCATGGCTTGCTCTCCTTGGACAGAATTACCACGGCGTCGGTGATCCAGTCATCGGCCTCGGATGGAGAATCGAATTTCCCGTTTTCGATCAGCCCGCGAGCGCGTTGCACCATGTCCCGCAGTTGCGCGTATGAAGATTCGTTGGCGAGTGCTGTCTTTGCCATTTGAACCGCGCAGTCATAGCCCCACCGGGTATCTGTGATGAGGCGAAGCGCGGACCGCATTCTCGCGTTATCAGCGGCCAGCATTTCGATGTGTGTTTTGTTTTCCATAAGAATTGTCGAACCAGCCGAGCGAGCCAACGGCGGGTCTTCGTGACGCGAATCGTCTAGGAGATTGTCTTCCTGCTCTTTAGTCATGGCCGTGGCTCCTCTTGATCGTTGTGCTGTGGATGGGCTGGAGCTTCCGCTCCGGCGCGTTGAAGGCGATGTATCTCCGCCACGATCAGCGCCCCGGCCTTGACGAGATTTCTGATTTTGTCGTCCGCTGGTCGCCAGCATTCCGCAGTCCACGGCCAATGTTTCGGCGCTTCTTTATCTATCGTCCTCGTCGGAGTGTATCGTTCTGCCACTACCTGATAAGCCTCGAAGAGGGCATAGCTGGCAGCGGCTGCCGAGAGTTCCCCGTCTGTGTGCTCGTCGTCGTGGGTTGAGTTGTATCCGTGCGCGAGGGTCTGCCGCTCGCGCTCGGCTTTGATTAGTTCGATTGGATTCATATATTTTAGGCCGCTATCGCGGCGGTTGGTTTTTCGAGCCCATCCACAGCACAACAGGCTGGTCCAGCGAATCCTTCGGATTCGCAACTTTCGAGGCGGACACCGATGGCTCAGGATCGCTGACCAGCGCGTTGAATGTGGCGCTCATAAAGTTTTCAGGCTGCCCCTTCGCCGCGCTTCGCCGTGGCCTAGAACGGGTTTCTCCCGGTTTTCCGACTCATGGCGCATGCAGGGCGGTTTCATGGCGATTTTTGGCGATTCAGATGACGGCGCTGTATCGCTCGCGGTTGGTGAGGCGGGTGGAGGGGTCGGAACGGAGATCCCAGAACTCCGGATCGGAAGATGCGTGCAAGTGCTCGAACCAGGACTCCACATCGATGACGGTGGTATTCGGCGCCGGACGGCGGGATGCGACGAACCCGGCCTTGATGAGGCGCATGAGCGTGTTGTAGTCGATCCCCATGCCGAGGTGCTCGGGTAGAGCGCCGGTGAGCCGGACCCAGCGCTCGTGGATCCGGACGACCGGCCGGTATTCGCTCGGGCCGATCTTTTGCCAGGAGACCAGGGCGACCTTCGGGAGATCGATGTCGTCCGGCGCCGGGAAGACGGTCTTGCCCGGGGCGACTTCGATCTGGCGGCCGTTCGGGAACTCTTTGCACTTGGAAAAGAGGTTTGCGCGGGTGGGGCGTTGTGCCGGGTGTTCTGCGGTCATCATAGGAGCTGGAGCTGCGGGTTGGTGGATTGGAATTTCTGGCGGCGGAAAAAGTCGAAGGCCTCGGTGTCGGTGAAGGCCATGTAAGTCCCTTCGCGGGCCGGGGTCTCGTCGGATGTCGCGTCCACAACGAATCCGATCTGGACGAGTTCTGTGACACGGGGGCGGACGTTGAGGATGTCCCAGTCCATGGCGGCTGCGAGCTCCCGCGTGGTGCATGGGCCATGCTCGCGGAGCGCGTCCAGAACGGCGCGGCGGTTTCCGACGATCTTGTTCTGGATGCCGTCCCAGGTGGCGTTGCGGTAATCGATGGGGCTCATATCTTGAAGCCAAAGGCTGGTTTATTGGATTCTGATCTGCGGTTGCGGACGGTGAAGACGAGCCGCCAGACCTGTTGTGCGGAGGCCTCGGATAGGCCGCAGCGGTATTGCCGGCGGCAGATGGCCTCGGGATAGGCGAGCGGGAGCCGGCGCTTGTTGCATTCGATCTGGAGCCGGTGGAGCGCGATGCGGTATGGCTCGCTTTCGGCCTGGAGAAGGACGTTCATGGCGACCTCGGGCCGACCGGCCAGGTCGAGGAAGTGGGCGCGGAGCGGTAGGAAGTCGCGCTGGCCGGCCTCGGTGATCCGGCGTCCCACCGCCTTGATGCACTGCGCATGGCGCCATGGGTCGAACGCCTCGCCACGGCCCCATTTTAGCCAGGCTTTACGCGAAAGCATGGCGAGGCTCTGGCGCTGCTCGCGATCGAGCGGAGCCCAAGCCATGTCGGGAGCGTAGTTTGCGCGGCTTTGCCGCGAATGCGAAATGGGCAATGTGGAATTTGGAATGCTCATAGGAGGGCTTCGGGTTGCTGGCCTGATGAAACAAAGGAGTGGGCCGGACCGTTCCAGCGGAGCTGCCAGCCGAGGTTTCGGCGCATGTAATTGATGTCGCGGATCCCGGTCTTCGAGCTGATCTGGAACTCGCTGGCAACGATCCTGGCGTTGAGCGGGAGCCGGTCGCGGATCCTGCCGGCGATCCACCTCAACCGCTCGATGGCTACACGGTCGCGTCCAGTGCGTGCGCTCATGGCTTTTGCAGGGATGCTCTGCATTCCTCCCGAACAGACTCCGGGAGATCGCAGAAGAATTTCGGGATTGAGGCATTGGGATAGTTTTCGGTGATCCAGGCAACCCAGCCTTTCGGTGCAGGGGAGGGCGAGGCTCCGTGTGAGCCGTAATTATAGGGTTCGGACGGAGCCTCGCCCTCCCGGCGGCAAAAGGCCTTCCGGGCGAGGTTGAGCCGGTCTTCGAAGAGGTCGGCATCCTGGATGAGCCGGGAGAACTGGAGCGAGCTGGGCGAATAGCCGGATCCGGGTCGTCCCATCTGGGCCTTGATCCAGCGGATCGCGAGCGCCACGTCCGCGGCCGTGTAGCCGCGCTTGATGAGCTCGTCCCAGGCGCGCATGCGCTGGTAGCTGAGCGTGAGGCGCTGTTGTGTGAGGCTCTCGAAGTGGGCATGCAGGGCGGAGACCAGTTTTTTGAGCCGTTCGGCCTGCTCGATGAATGTCTCAGACATAGGAAGCCTCCAATGGTTGCGGGCCAAGGCTCCGGACCCAGACCTCCACCAGTCCATTGTGATCTAGGACAAGCGCCCATTTCCGGCCGGACCGGCTCATGTCGCGGATGACGTTTTCCAGCATCGAATGTTCGGAAGGTAAATATCCGGTCGTGAGCGGTTGGAGTCCCAGAGCTCTGGCGACTTCTGCTGCGATAAGGTGGGCTTTCATATTCTTTGCTGCTCAGACCCGTTTGAGGACAGTGCGGCCCGCGATGCGTTCTTCCTCTGCCTGCCGCGCGTCGATCCAGATGCGGACCTTAATCCAGAGGATCAGGACAATGACGACCAGGGCGGCGCCAACGGCCGCAGACACCAGGCACATGGTCAGGGCATCTGCAGCAGTGAGCGGCGCCGGGGCGTTGAGGAAGGAGGCGATCATTTCCCCTCCCTCGCGCGGAGCCAGGCGACGATGGCCGGCAACGCGCTGCGCCGGGCGATGATCTCTGCTCCGGTGATCGGCGTGTAGATCATGCGGCCTCCTGGCTGAGCCTGTCCTGGATGACCGTGAGGTCGGGCTCGATGTAGAATGCTTCATCCTGTTCGACCTTGACGCCGATCTCGCGGAGCTCGGCCGGCTGGAGGATGCCCTGGCTGACCTGGGCGATGAGCCCTTCCTTGTCCACCTCGCTCTTCACGCGGACGAATGCCGCTCCCCAGGCGAGGCTCTGGAGTTTTTCCAGCACGCGGGCGAAGGTCCAGCCGCTTAGGGTTTTCAGCTTGGGCGTCCCGGTGCGGAACCCGACTGCGCCGGCGTAAAATTTGACGTGCTTCTTCTTGGAGAACTCTTCCGGAGCGGACTCGGCCCACGCCTGGACGATCACGCTTTTGGCTTTGATGTCTGAGGAGCACTGGTCGAGCGCCGGGGTGTAGGACTCGCGGATCGCGAGGATTTTTTCATCCATCTCCGCGTTCAGGGCGCGGCGGCGGTTTTCGGCAAGGGCGATGTCGTTGACGAGGAGCTCGGCCTCCTCGCGGGTGACGATGATTTGTTCGGTGGAACGGATGCGGGGTTTTTTTGTCATAATTTGGAATGTGAAATGTGGGATTACCGGGTGCGGGCGATGGCCTCGCGGGCTTGGTCGAATGTTTCCGGTGTGACGGGCTCGCCGCGGGAGAGCTGGGTCGCGCGGCGGACCATGAGGGCGAGGGCGGAGAGCGTGCGGGTGTCGGGCGGAAGCGAGGAGAGGGCCTTCACGGCCGGTGCGGCCGCCGCCGCGTCCCAGCCGAGGCGGCGTCGCAGGAAGAGGGCCGCGTCGCTGTCGGGAAGCGTGCTCATCCACACGCGCTCGCCCATGCGGTTGCTGTTGAGCTGGCGGCACTCCTCGTAGGCGGTCTCGCGTTCGAGTTTGCGCCAGAGGCTCGGGATCGTGAGGAGGATGAACTCTCCGGGGGTCCGGTTGATGAGCGTCTTTAAGATGTTGAGCGTCTGCGGCCCGAGGTGGTGGCCCTCGTCGAGGACGACCGTGCGGCGGCTCTCGCGCAGCCGGGCGATGACCCGGTCGAGCGCGGCGGCGGCCCCGGCGCGGTCGGCGGTGCCGCCGAGCGCGGCGAGCAGGCCCGCGAGGAACGCGCAGACGCTCCCCTTGTGGGTCTCGTTGCACTCCAGCGTCACGACGCGGGAGCCGTATTGCGCGACGAGCAGCTTGCCGATGCTGCTCTTGCCCTGGCCGCTCGGCGCCTGGATGATGACGAGGCGCCGAAGCGTGTCCGTGCTCATCGCGTCGCGGACCGCGAGCCGCGCGGCGTGCGGCAGGCTCAAATCCTCGTATATGGGGTCATCGGTGCCCAGGATGCTCTCGGCCTGCTCGATGAGCCGGCAGACCGCCTGGTATTCCGCCAGCCAGTGCGGGGCGCTCCCCGCCGGGGCCTCGCCCGCCAGGATGCGCTTGTATTGCCGGTCGCTGCCGACCCCGCTGTAGCGGGAGCGGAGCTGGCCGAAGCTCAGCCCCTGGGCCGAGCGGTAAGTTTCGATCCTGATCGCCGCTTCGCGCAGCGCCGCCACTTCCTCGCGGAAGAGGTCTTCGTTTTCTTCTTCTTTCATTTGGTTCTTTCTAATTTGCCTCCGGCAAAACCCTCACCCCTGCCCTCTCCCAGCGGGGGAGAGGGTGGTGGTGCTGGCCTTGGCGGCGGCGGGTTGGTTTTTCAAAAGTGTGCTTTCTCCCATTCTTCGAGGTCTGCCGCGCGGGGGTCGGCGGCCACGCGGGCCGCGAACGCGTTCCCCTCGTGCTCCGCGGCGGCCGGACGGCGGGGCGCGGAAACCTCCGCCCCCTCGCCGCCGGTTGCTTTCCCCCCACGAGAAATTTCTGTGAAGTTGCCGAGGCCATCGCGGGCGGTGCTGGTGCGGGCTACAATTCCTTTTGGCTCGATGGCCCGGGTCTCGGAGCGGATCGCTTGCACCGTGGTCCGGCGGTGGCGGCGGGCGAGGTCGGCGGCCTCGGGACGGAAATCCATTTCCCACCCCTTCATGTCGCGGACCAGCGAGGGCGCGTTGCTGATGCAGTCGGCCTTGCGGGCGATGACCTCGCCGATGCGGGCGTGCCGCGAATTTTGGAGCGCGACGATCGTAGCGCCCTCCGCCGGGGCGAATGGGTCGAAATGCACGCGCACCTTCTCGCCCTGGTGCCGCCAAAGCCCTTCGCTCTGGAAATAGTATTTGATGCTCTCGCCGAACGGGCTCATCACTGAGCCGCCAACGCTGTCGCAGCGCAGAACGGTCCATTCCTTGGCCTCGCCCTGGTAGTGGTGGGAGAAGTCGCCGACGAGGCGGGGGCGCGCTGCGGCTTCCTCTTCCCAGATCTCCGCCGGAATGCTCTGCCCGTAGATGTCGCTTTCCGTGCGGGTTCGGTTGCGCAAGGTGATCGCGTGTTCGAGCGTGTTCATCACCTCGTCGAGCCTGGGGAAAAACTTGGTCGGGTCTTTGTGCCCGGATTTGCAGGCCTCGGCGATTTTCGAGTTTTCCTCCATCTCGCCGCGGAACCGCCCGATCTGGCCGGGCAGGTCGCCGAGCGCGGTCCAGAGCCCGTTGAAATAATTTTCGATGAGCTTGTGGTTTGGCCGGTAGGCGCGGGTCACGGCTACCCCGGCGGCGGCGAGGAACTCCTGCACCCGCTTGCTCTCCCACACGCCGCGCTCCAGCACGACCTCGGCGGGTTTGCCGGTGGCGGCCCAGGTGCGCGCCATCGCGCGGATCACGTCCTCGCTCCGGTAACTCTGGCGCGGGCGCATCGTGAAGTCGAATCCGGGGCAATACGGCACCGCATCATCGATACCGATGAGGAGCTGGAAGCGGCCCAGCTTCACGCCGAACTTTCGCGAGCACACGTCGTCGGCCAACTGCCAGGGCACGCACACGAGAAAATTGATCGATCCGTCGTCCCAACTCTGCCGCCAGCCTGCCCGCAGGCGTGCACCGTCCCGGCCAGCCCGCATGCAGCCTCGGCGGTTCGCCAGGCTGTTCTCGACCTCGCGGGGTGTCCGGTGGTATCGGATCACTTGCTCCTCCACCGCGAAGGCCCGGCGGAGCGTCGGCGTGAGCGTGTGCCTGCTCGCCCTCGGCTTCAGGATCGCGGCGCGGGTCTCCTCGCTGCACCCCTCCCACTCGGCCAGCGCCTGCGCGGCGGCCGTGATGCTCCCGGCGCCATCCGCCCGGTTGAGCACGAGCACTTTTTCCCTGGCAAACTGGACTTCCGCCTCGGTCGGGATCGCCAGCGCGGTCCGTCCACACTCGGAATAGTCGTCCTCCAACCCCTCTGGCCCGCGCTCCCGGAGACGCTTCGACCACCGGTCGAAGTTAGCCCGATGGACATGGCTGACCTTGCACGCCGCCGCCACGCTCAGCCCTCGCCGCGCAACCGCCGATTCCACGGCGCGGATCGCGGCCAGCCTCGCCTGCGCGGCGGGCGAAATCGAATGTTGACCCTTTTCTCCGAAACCGGCATTTTTCCCGGCATGGAATCCCCCTGCTCGATCCGGTTCCCCGATGGCCAGCGGCTGCCGGGCGTCGTCGTCTCCCGGCGGGACTGCGGGCGGGATGTCACCTTGGAGGTGATGGTCGAAGGCCAGGCCAGCACCGCCGGGCAGTGCTACATCGATTTTCCGGGGCTGGAGCACCGGGTGAAGGTGGATCTCCTGTGGGCTCATAAAGCCGTCTCGAAATTCCGGGTGGAAGCTTTCGCCGAAAAATAGTTGATGCCCGCCGCCTCGGTGACCCGCTCGATCGCCTCGCTGCTCCCGATCCAAATGAGCGGCTTCTTTGGCTCGTAGGTCGCCCGGGCGATCACGTCCCCCTCGCCGTCGCAGATCTCGACTGTCAGCGGCAGGATCATTTTCCGGCGCTTTGCTTTGGCGACAGCAGCATTCACGCGCCGCACGGCGGCGGCTTTTTCCCCGGCGGTGTGGCTTTTCACTTTCCGGCCCTCCAGACCCGCAACTCGGCGGGCAGGGTCTCGATGAGTTCCCGCCACTGGGCGCGGAAGGCGAGCCGCGCTTCTTGCGGAAGCCCTTCCCACTTCGCGAACCCGTTTTTCATCGAAGCCAGCGACCTGGGAAGCATCCCGTCGAGGAATCCGCTCACCTCGTCGATATCGAGATACACCGTCTCCGCCCGCGAGGTCACTTTTTTCCCGGCAATCGCGCTCTTGAGACGGTTTAGCGGCGTGTCGCCGCGGATGATGTCCAGCTCGTGCTCCTCCCGCAGGTCCGGGTTCGCCGCGAAGATCTCGTGCGCCTCCTTCGCCCACATCACCATCTCCCGAGATACCCCCAGGATTTTGCCGATCTCATCGAAGGTCAGCGGGCCGTCTGAAATCAAAGTCGAATATTCGACTTTGATTTTTTTGGACGCAGATTTGCGGTCGCCCCCACGACCATTCGCCCGTCCGGCGAACATGGGCCAATACCAGTAAGCGCGAGCGCCCTTGTCGAGGTGGTTGCGGCCGAGGCCGCGCGAAAGGATGAGCGCCTCGGCGTCGCTCTCGGCGAACACGTCGCACTCGGCCTCTTCGATGCCGATGGAGAGCCCGAAACTGAGCCGGTGCCGACCGTCGATGACCTCGCCCTCCTCGTTGATGGCGAGCACCTCGCCCAGCATGTGCGTGTCGTAGATGTGCCGCTGCATCTCGGCCAGGTGCTCTGTGGGAACCATGGGCAGCCGGGCCGCCAGCGGGTGAATCGTGAGGGAGTCGAGGCGCCGCATCTCGCGGCGTAGCGGGACCCCGGGAATTGTTTCTGAGGTTTTTTTCATGATCTTTTTGGAAAGCGGGCTTCGCGTAGGGAGATGGTGACGCGGACTTCGGGAAGGTCGGCGGCTTCTTCGGCGGGGATCACATACACCCCGTCGATGAGCAACTCGGGGTGGGCGGCATGGAGCCGGTGGATCGCCTCCGCGATCCATGCCTCGGTTTTCAGCAGGCTGGCGGCGACGGCGCTCATTGGTTTTTCAGGGCTTCGGTTGCCGGTGGTTGATTCGCGGATTTGCGTGATGCCTCGGCTGCGGCCCAGGCGAATAAAAACGCCCATGCGGCAAGCACCAGAAGGCCGTGCCGGAGTCCGGTAAGGAATCCCGGCACCACCGTGAAGAACACGCAGAACAAAAGAAAATATCCGCAGGCTTCGGAGGGATTCATTCTCCGCGTCCTCCGTCGAGGTCGCCGCGCAGGTCTTCCACCCGCGCGGCGATCCGGAAAAGCAGCTCCCGGTATGTCCGCATGTCCGTAAACCGCAGCGGCTGGACCTGCTCGGGGTGGTGGTGCAGGAGCTCAAGGCAAGCGTCCGCGTTCTTGAGCAAGGTGATCGGCGAGGGCGGGGTTTGGCCGTTCATCGGTCGCCCTCCAGGCGGAAGGTGGAGAGGGCGGCGAGCGTCTCGACGTTCTCGGGCTGGTCGCTGGCGAGTGCGGAGAGGGCGCTGTCGTTCTCGGGGATCCGCCCGAGCTGGCGCATGTCGGCGTAGGCGAGGTAGGCGGCGGCGGTGGCGCGGGCCATGCGCAGGGAAAATCCCGCGCCCTGCTTCGTGTCTTTCACTTTGCTGGTCGCGAACTTCCGCAGGAGCTTCGCCGGGTGCCCAGGCTCCAGCCCGTCTCCGCTGAACACCATTTTCGCGAAGGCATCGACGCGCTTGGGCTGGTGGAAGCGGGCGAATGCGAGCGTCGCGAGGATCGCGGCCACGCGCAGTTGCTTCGGCCACGCGGCGTTGGAGAGCGGCAGGAGCGCGAGGATGTGGGGCTCGTAAATGTCGAGCACTTTGAGCGCGGTTGGCACGGACGCGGGCAGCGCCCCGCGGTCGGCGATGCGGAGGATGGTGTTCGCGCAGCTCGCGAGCCGCGTGCCTTGCGCCCGCCCGTGGCTGAGCTGGAGCACCTGGCCGACGTTGCGCAGCTTGAGCCGGTCGATGGCCGCGAACGTGCTTTGCGTGATGCCGTTCCGCGTCTGCTCGGCGGGCACGTCGCGCGTGACCAGCATGTCCACGGTCACGCCGCTTTTCGCGACGCCGTGCAGCCGGTGCTGGCCGTCGATGAGGTTGCCCTTGTCGTCGAAGGCGATGCCTTGGTGCGTGAGCATCCAGTGGCCGTGCTGCATCTCGGCCGCGTATCTCTTCACGGTCGAGGCCGACAGCGTCCGGTTGCTCTTCAGGTTTTTTTCCAGGTATGCCAGCGCGCGCGCCGGCGTGATGTGTTCTACGGTGGTCTTCATTTCTTTTCTTTCTTGGTTTGGTGTTGTTGTCCGGGGAGACAGAGAGCTTTCGGGGCCTGCGCGAGCACCCACTCGAAGAACGCGAGCCGCGTCGCGGGCGACGAGGCGACCAGCCCGCCGCGCAGCGAGCGCGTGAACTGGCTCTTCAGCGAGGCCAGCATGTGCGCGTCGTTGCTCGCCGTGATCCTCGCCAGCGTCACCGGGCAGCGGACGTGCGATGCCTCGTCCTCGCCGAGCACTTCCTCGACCACCGCCCCGACCTGCGCCGCGGTCGGCTGCCCGCCTCCGGCGGACTCGACGGCGCGCGCCCAGGCCGCGGGTTGCCGCTCGGCGGGGAGCTTCGTCAGCGGCCGGGCCGTTTCGGAAGTTTCCGGATTTTGGGACATCGATGTCCCATTCCCGTGCGCTTCAAGGTTGTGGACGACCTTCGCGCCAGCAATGAGCCGGTTCGCGTGACGGCGACTCCACCCCAAAACATTCCGGCAGTAATCTTCGAATGTGCCGAAGTCGGCGCGGTAGAGTCGGGAATCGCGAATTTCGAGCAAGGCATCGCCGACTTCGACGAATGTTTGTGCGCCACGCCGGACGATGGTTTCAAGTTCGACTTTTCGGTTGATCTCTTTTTTTGTGAGTGCGAGCTGGTTCTTCATTTCATTTTTCTTTCTTGGTTCGGTTTCACTTCACGGATGACTGGAGTTGGTTCCACCGGGCGGTCAGACTGCGGCTGACGCGACGCCCACGAAGAACGTGGTTTAGATGGAAGCGAGTGACGCCAAGTATGCGGGCGGCTTCCACTTGACTGACTGCCCGCTTGGGTGTTGGCTTTGGTTGTCCCGTCAACTTCATAGTTGACTGGATAACATATGAGCGCGACTGGTCAACATAAATTGTTATCTGCCGAAAAATATTTTTCGGGCCGCCTCACGCACGCAATGAAATTGAGAGGAATGAGCGGGTCTGAACTCGCAGGAAAAATCGGTGTAGATCGAGGCTACATAAGCCTTCTCAAGTCCGGCAGGAGAAAAAATCCTTCACAAGAAGTCGTGCATGGAATCTCGGTGGCTTTGCGCGTTTGCGTTGACTGGTTGTTAACTGGCGAGGGCGAAATGGACGTTCCCGACGAAGCCGAAATTGAAGCGCACGTGGCGCAGACGTTATCCGGGGGGCCGCAAGCGGCGGCGGCGGCGATGAGCGACGAGCGTCTGGAAGAAGCGCTTGCGGAATGGCAGGCGATGCTGGCGACCGCCCAGCCGTTCATGCGGTCGGCGATCCTCGGCAACATCAGCCTCTTCGCGGCAGAGCTCCAGCGGCGGGAGCAGAAGAAATAATCATCGCCCTCCCCTTTCCGATTTCCACTTTCCGCTTTTCTCCCTCCCCCACCGCCCCCAGAGCGCCCAGCGGGCGTGGCAGGTGACGGGGATCGTTGGCAGGCTGGCCGGGCATGTTTGCTCCAGCCTTTTTTGTTTCCTTTCTCGCCGACGCGTTGCCTCCACTGACGAAGGCTGAATGGGGAGACTCGCTCATCGTCGGGCTCGTCCTCCTGGCCGTGGCCGCGGTGGTGGCGATCTTCATCAAGAACATCCGGCGGGATCCGCCAATCGAGCGGGAGATGGAGCAGAAGATCTCGGCGGCGGTGGTCATGCTGGAGCGCCGGATCGACGACAAGCTCAACGGCCTGTGGAAACAACTCGAACGGCAGGCGGACTCGCAGGCGACCCTCCAGTCATCCATTGAAAAAGGCTTCCACGACCTCGAACGCTCGATCGGGCGGATCGAGGGCAACCTGGACGCGCGAAAATGAGCGCCGAGGAACAGGAACGCCGGGAAGAATGCCGTGCGCTCGTGCGGGAGCACCTCGCGGCCCGCCAGGTGCTCGCGTGCCACCCGCAGGACATCCGCCGGAGGCTCAACGCGGGCCGCGAACACGATTTCACCCTGGCAGAAGTCGAGGCGGCATGCGTCTTCCTCGCAGGGCTTGGCCACGCGGAAGTCGTGCGGGCCGAACTTGGAGCAACGATCTACTATAAAGCGACGAGCGCCGGCGTGCTCGCGGCGGAAAGGAGCCTGTGAGCGCTCGGAACATGATCGCGGCAATGGTTGGCGCGGCGATCTTCTGCCTCGCGATGGCGATCGCGACCCTTCCCACACATCCGGCGAGGAAGCGTGCGGAGATTGATTTCGTCACGCCAAATCCGGACGTGCCGGCGGCCGGCCCACCATCGAAGCAGGTTCAGGAAACAGCCGCCTGGCTGAAAACCGCTTTCAATTTATGACAACACTCCTCATCAAAATACTCGGGTGGCTGAGCGGATCGACAAAGGTCGTCTTTCAGTTCCTGCTGCCGATCCTCGAAGACAACTCCGCAAAATTGCTGGCGGCATTGTTGCCGATCGCTCTCGACGTGGTGACCTCGCTGGCTGACTCGTCGAAAACCGGCGAACAAAAAAGGGCGGCGGCGGTGGACGCGATCAAAGCCCAAGCTATCCAGACCGGCATCAATGCCACCACCAGCGCGGTCAATCTGGCCGTCGAGTTGGTGGTGCAAAAGCTCAACCCGCCTGCGGCTCCGGCGCCGGCAACAACTCCCGCAAAATGAGCGACGAAAACGAAATCGTTCTCCCGCTGGACCCGAAGAAGCCGTGGGAGTCCCGCACGATCATCGGCGCCGTCATCACGATCATTTCCCTGGTGGCGAGCTTCAAGAACGTGAAGATCGATGTCTCATCGCTCACCGACAACGTGATGGACGTGATCGGCCTTTTCGGCGCCGCCATGGTTATCTGGGGGCGCTTCAAAGCGACGCGCCCGATCTCTTTCATCGGAGGCACCATGCCAGGCGGACAATTCAATCCGAAGGCTGAGGTGAAAAAGGCCGAGCCCGTCTCTCCGGCTCCACGGCCTCCAGGACAGAGCGGCCGTGCGGATGTGGACGCGCTGCTGATCATCGCCGGATTATTTTTGCTGGTCGGCATCGCGTTCTGCGGTTTCCCGAATAACTCGCCGATGGCCTCTCGCGAAGTCCCGGAAGTGATCGCGCACCACCAGGCGGCAGACTGGATGCAGGTCGTCCGGGTCGAGGACTCTCGGCCGTTTTTCACGCGACTCCTGTCGAGCCTGAAATGCACTCCGACTCTTGCGATCGTTCGCGGCACAACAGCCGGCGAATCGTCTTACGGCATCACTCTCACGGAAATCGAAATCACCGGCGGAGCGGACTTTTAAGAACATGGACGTGAAGGAGAGAAGGATGGAGCGGGCGCAGCGTCCGAGATCAGTGATCTTCCGAGCGCGGAGGGTATCCGTGACGCGCGAAGGGCCGGACTCGATCCACCTGCACCTGTTCCTCGACGTTAAAAAGCGGATGACTTTTGCGATCCCACGCGGACTCGCCCTGGAAATGGCCGGCAACCTGGAGGGCGCAACATTTTGAAAACCCTTTTCATGGTCGGAGGAACCCCGGTGTTTCTCCGCGACGATGGTTCCGTTTCCTTCATCGGCGAAATGACCATCGACGCGGATGGCTCGCCACGCGCCTACGGCCCGAAGGGCACGAGCCCGCTGGATGACCTGGATAATGCCGGCCACGACGGAAACTGGTGGGGCATCGCCACCGACAACGGAGCGTCGGACGGACGTCCGCTGATCCAAGGCCAGCACGACCCATTTCCCGGCTACTATATATCTACCACCGCTTACCAGGTTCCGGGATTTGCTCTGACCGACCCGCATGCCTACCTGGACAGCGAGAAAGTGCCGTTCATCGTCGTGCCGGGGCGCCTCGTCCGGGCGGTGCCGGGTGTCGTGCTGGGATGCAAGGCCCGCATCACATATCCGCGCACGGGTAAAACCGTCGAGGCCGTGGTCGGCGACAGGGGCCCGAACGACCACATCGGCGAGGCGAGCATGGCGACGGCGGCAGCACTGGAAGTCCCGAACGACCCGCGCCACGGCGGATCCGCTGGAATCTTTCTTTACGAACTATGGCCGGACGTGCCCGCGCCTGGCTTCCAACTCCAAAAATCATGAGCTGCAACAAAACGCGCTACGCATCAAAGAAGGATGCCCTCACGGCCATGAATGCCAGGCTGCGCGGACGCCAGCGCAGGCGCCACGGCCGGCCTGACCAGCTCCGCGTCTACGAGTGCCCGGCATGCGGCGGCTGGCACCTCACACACAAACCAGCATGAGCGAAGAACCTACACGACGCGGAAAAATCGCGCGGCTGCCGGTGCCGCTCCGGGAGGAGCTGAACCTCCGCCTGCTCAACAACGTAAGCGGACCCCGCATCCTGGCATGGCTCAATTCGCTGCCGGCTGTCCTGGAGATCCTTGAGCAGGAGGGAGAGGAGCAGATCACACCGCAAAACCTCAGCGTCTGGAGGGACGGCGGATATGCGGACTGGTTGCGGCGGAGGGAGCGCGTGGAAAATCTCAAATCGCTTTCCTCCTACGCCTATCAGCTCGCCCAGGCGGGAGGATCATTGAGTGAGGGAGCTGCGGCAATCGCTGGCGGGAAAATCCTCGAAATGCTGGAGAGCCTCGACGAGGAAAACATCGGGAAGCTGACAGCCTCACTGGCTTCGCTGCGTTCATCAGAAGCTGCGGCTCTGAACGCGAAGACCAACAGCGCCCGGCTCGCCCAGAAGGACCGCCAGCTCGACCTGGACGAAAAGAAATTCCAGCGCGGGACCGCAGAGCTCTTCATCAAGTGGGCGCGGCAGCCGGAGGCGCAGGCGATCCTGGGATCCGGCGACACGCAAACGGTCCAGATGGACAAACTCGTCCAGCTTTTCTTTGGTACGGCCCCGGAGATGCAGGCGCGGGAGGGCGAATGATTTTCTTCAGTCCGGCGGGCGGCGATCAGGTCTCAACGGGCTCTGCCGCCTTCTTCTCGGTGAACCCGTCCCGCCGGACTGTCTTCTTATGAGCGAGCAACCTCTCATCGTTCTGCGCGAATACGCGAAGGAGCCGTTCTGGGACGACTCGCTGGGGATCATGTTCTGGATCTGGCGACGACAGGCAGGAAAGAGCTTCACGGCGGCGGCGAAGGCGCTGCGACGGATGATGATGATCCGCGGACTGCTCTCGGTCTTCTGCTCGGCCTCGGTGAACCTCGGCGTCGAGTTCGTGCGCAAGGAGGCGATGATCTGGGCGCTCATGCTCGACAAATACCGCCGGCTGGTGAAGGATCAGGGCCTGCGGCTCACCAGCTCGGCGGATGACGAGCGGGGGAACCTGCTCGACCTGGACGCGATCGCGGATCTTTTCGAACACCAGAAGCTGGAGACAAAAATCTGGCACGACCGGACGACCTACAGCCGCTCTATCGTGGTGGCTCCGAACCCGGACACGGCCGTTGGCTGGACGGGCGACATCTGGCTCGACGAGTTCGGACGCATGCCGGAGTTCAAGGATGTGCTGGAGGCCGTGCTGCCGTTCATGTCGAGCAACCCGCAGTTCCGGCTGCTCGGGATCACGACGCCACCTCCGGATGACAAACATTATTCGTGGGAGCTCACGATCCCGCCTGAGCAGGAGTTCAAAACCAACCCGAAGGGGAATTGGTATCGCAGCGCCGCCGGCTACATGTGCCATCGCGTGGATGCCTGGGATGCTCACGCGGCCGGCGTGCCGATGTTCGATGACCAGACCAGACAGCCGATCTCCCCGGAGGAACACCGGGCCAGGGCGTTTGACAAGCAGGCATGGGACAGGAATTTCGGGCTGCGCTTCATCACGGGCGGCCAGGCGGCGGTAAGCCTGCCGGCGCTCCAGCTTGCCATGGCCGGAGGAACGTCCGGATGCCTGGGCGTGGATATCACGGAGGAGATCGAGGCATGAATGGGAAGCGCCGATCGGTCACCCTGGCGGATGTCCTGCCTCGCGATCTCCCGTCGATGCTCGTGGAGCACAGCCGGATCGGGCTGGGGTATGACATCGCGACGACCACAAAAGAGAAGAGCAACCCTTCCTCTCTCTCGGTCGTCGAACAGGTGGGGATGAGCTTCTATGTCAGGTTGATCATGCGGTGGAAGACAGCGGATCCAGACATCGCCCGGGCGATCATCATCGGCGTGCTCATGCTCCTCTCCCCTCGGCGGCCTGTGCGGATCTGCATCGATGCCTCGAACGAAAAATACTACGCAGCAGGACTCAAAAAATCTTTGCAGGGCCTCGTGCTCGCCGACCTCGTGACCTCATCGGAAACGACAGTCTATCTTGGCGAAAAAATGTCGTTCAAAGTTTACCTTGGTAACCTGCTCGTGAACGCGCTGGAGGACGGCCTGATCTCCATCCCGAATCTCACATGGGTGAAAAACGATTTTCGCCTGGTGAAGCGCGCTGGAGGCTCCTTCGAGACCGAGGTGGATGAAAGCGGAAACCACGGCGACACGTTTGACTCGACCAAACTCGGGCTGCATGCCCTATCCGCCGGTGGCGGCACGGCCGAGGCCGAGGCGGCCCGCGTGGGAGGATCCATAGATCGCGGAGCCGGCAGGATTCTAAAAAACCCTTTTGCCAGACTATTTGAACCAGGAAGAAAAGCACTATGTTAAACGCACAAATCAAATCCAGGCTCCGCGCATTTTTCGCGAAGATGATCCCGACCGGACGGGTGACCGTCATGAACCCATGGGCCGAACAGGCGAGCATGACCGAGCGCCTCGACGTGGAGCGCGTCCATGAGATCATCGAGGCGGCAAAGTCGGGAGATCCGCGCGACCTCTTCTCTCTTTACCGGGACATCATCACTTCAGATAGCCACCTGCAAAGCGAGTTCGCCAAGCGGAAGCTGGCCGTCCTGGGAGACACGCTCGCGGTCGTCCCGAAGGACAAAAAGAACCCGGACGACGTGGTGGCAGCCAAGGTGATCACCGACATGATCGACTCGCTCAAGGTTCCCGATCCCGGGAACGTGGCGAGCTGCTCGTGGCTCCGGGCCTGCTCCCATCTCATGGACTCGATCCTCTGGCCGGTGGCCGCCGTCGAAAAGGTTTTCCGCCCTTCGTCCAAGCCGGGACTGCGGTATGAGCTTTCAGAACTGGTGGCCGTCCCCCACTTCCTCCTCACCTACGTCCCCAACCAGGAGGATGCGACCGGGCTGATGAAGGTGCGCGAAGTAAACGACTTCGGATACCCGACCGGAAGGACGACCGAGGTTGACGGCAACCGCTACATCATCCACCGCGGGCACCTTCTAACGACCCACGATCTCTGGGGCGGCCCAATGCGGTCGATCCTTTTCTGGTGGCTCCTCGGAACAATGAACCGCGAATGGTGGGGCAGGTTCCTGGAGCGCTACGGCTCCCCGTTCCTCTTGGGGAAATACGACCAGGGCGACGACGCCAGCCGGTCGATCCTCGAACGCGCCTTCGGATACGCGGTGAAAATTGGAGGGCTCGTCGTCAGCAGGAACACCGAGGTCGAGCTCGTCCAGGCTGCCAGCTCGCAAAGCGCCGATGGGTATGAAAAATTCATCCGCCTCTGCAACGAAGAAAAGAGCAAACTTGTCGTCGGACAGATCCTGTCGTCGAACACGAAATCCACCGGGCTGGGATCCGGTGTCGCCAACCAGCACGGCAAGGTTCGCGACGATATCCGGCAGTTCGATTCGATCATGCTGGCCGAGACCATCGACGTCCAACTCTGCGCCCAGTATCTTCGCATCAACGGGATCCCGGGCCGTGTGAAGCTGCTCTGGGGAGCCGTCTCCCCAGAAGAAAAGCAGGCGCTAGGGGATATGCTGGTCTCACTCAAGCAGGCAGGACTAGAACCGGCGGACGACGCGATCGAGGCGATCTCCGAAGAGGTCGGATTTGAAGTCCGCAGATCTACGACGCCAGCCCCCACGTTGCCCGGCGTGACGACACTTTCCTCTTCCGGCCTCATCGACCCAACCGACACCCTGGCGGCAAACGGTGCCGCGAAACTCTCGCGGACATTCCGCGGCAGTCTCGCTCCAGTCCGGCGGATCATCCTTTTGAGCTCGTCCCCCGACGATTTAAAAAAGCGACTAACCGAGTTCTATTCCGACTGGGCGCCCGATCAAGTTGCCGAGGTAATCGACCAGGCGCTCCTGGCATTCGCCGCGAACGGGATCAAATAATCAGGCGCAAACCAACCCACGGTCTGCGATCAAAGCGACCGTGGGTTTTTTCTACCCTTTCAGCGGTGGGATACTTGACCCTTTTCAACGACCCTTCCCAAACTTTTCTAGGATGAAAAAGCTGATGCGAAATGTTTGGTATCCACAACTCTTTGGCTTTCAAAGCACATCGCGGTTAATCCAAGCAAATCATTCTTCATCACACTCAAAACATGGTCTCAGTGGTTGCCGGGTGCCCGGGGTAGCGGTTGTATTCCTTGGCAACGGGTTTGTATCGCGAAAATGCGAGATCGATGTCCGATGCGAACATCGGCTGCTCCCAGTAAGTTCCGCCGCATGCAGTGTTGAGGTTGAGCTTGCAGGTCTCGTCGTCGGTCCAGAAGGCGATGCGGCCGACGATGGGGTTGTCGTCGGTCGGCGTTTGGGCGGCGTTGGTGAAATCCGCGGTGGTGCCGGTGCTGTCGTCGGCGATGGGCGCGGTGAGCGTGCCGTCGCGCAGGACGTAGATCCACTTCACCGGCATGGGGGCGGGGTTCGGGGTTGTCCCGGTGGCCGTCGGGG